TGCCCAACGGCTGACGGATGTGCAGGTCAGACGTTCTTGTGCCCACTTCCTGCGCCGCGTCCAGCCGCATGGCCACAAGCGGCCACATGTCAGACCGCACAAGGCGGGCGGTTTCATACGCCACGGCGTAAAGGGCAGCTTCCAGCGCGTAAGCGTCGGCAGCTTTCTGGGCCGCCGGGGTGCTGGCGGTCGAGACGTCAATGATCCGGCAGGCGCGCGCCAGCTTGTGAGTGCTCTCCATAATGCCGGCGCTGGTTACGTTCTGCGGCTTTTGGGCTGCTGCCAGGCGCAGGGCATCCGTGCCCATGTTGGCAACGGCATCCCCGCTTGCGCACAGGGCAGCGGCCCAGGCGCGTTCTAACGGCGTCATGCCGCGCCGCGGGGAAATATTTGGTTTGGCATTTTCCATTCAGGGGTCCTTTCTGCCGGTGTGGGGGTGTTCAAGCCCCAACCACCAGCGCCAGCAGCGCGTGGTGGATCGCCCACAGGCAAAGGTACCACGCCGCGCCGCAAAGGCAATAAAATAAAAACTTTTCCATCGGTTACTCCAGGTAATGTACTTTAAGCGCAGCCCACCCACCCAGCAGGCAGCCAGCCAGCCCGGCCAGGGCAGACGCTCCGCCGCCCTGGGCCAGGGCGGCCACGGCGCACAGTGCGCCCAGCCCGCAGGCCGTTAGCGTGAAATTGGCGCAGACCTTGCAAACGCGGGCAAGGTGGGGTAGAATACAGGTGATGATATTTTTCGTCTGGCCGTCACGGTGTTGCAGCACCGGGGCGGCTGTTTTTGTTTGGGACATTGTCGTTCTCCTTTCAGTTTAGCCGCACGCCGCGGGCGCGTAGTTCGGCCTTTTTGCGTTCCAGTAGCTCCTTGGCATCGGGACGCTGCATAAAGCGGTGGTAAAAATCCAGCGTTGCCGCCGCCAGCCGCTCGGTAGCATAGGGGTCCGGCTCCGCGGTGGTGGTGATTTTGATAGTGGCGGGGAGAGAGGAAGGGGTCAATAGGATACCTCCTTTTTAGTGGTGCTGCATAAGCCAGCGTTCGATTTTTTCGCAGATATGACAGATGTTGTCAAAAAAATTGACTTTCTGCTCAGTAATAAGTATCTTTAACATAAGGGCAAGTTTGTCCATAAAACCTCCTAAGAAAGGAATGAGAATAATGAGCGATGAAAAAGAATCGAAAACGATTAACATTAGTCCCTTGCCAAGTTGTGTGGATGATACAGTGAAAGAAGCACTAAAGCCAGCAGCCAAGGGAATCGGAACCCTTCTGGGGGATTTGCTGAGCATGGCAACGAATAGCATTCATTTTAAGGCGGAGAAAGCACGCATTCAGCAAAAGCATGACTTGGAAGTGTTCAAGGCTAGTCTGACAAAAAAGCTTGAAGAAAAGCCTGAGAATTGTCTGATTGAGCCGCGTCTCCAAGTTGTCGGGCAAGCGATGGATAGTGCTAAATACTGCTTGAACGAAGAAGAAATTCGAAAAATGTTTGAAAATCTTATCGTTAATGCAGCTGACAAAAGATATCAGTCACAAGTCCACCCATCATTTCCGACAATTATTGCTCAAATGTCGCCATTGGATGCTGAAAACTTGGCATTACTCAGAAGTAGAGATGCTTATCCTATTGTTAGCTATCGACTTATAACTTCAGAAGATGGTGGATACGCTGATGGGTTCAAAAACTTTTTTCTTGGAAACGCAAACATGCAAAGCTTCCAGGACTTTGAGTTGCAAGCAGCATCTATGACATCGTTGAATCGGTTGGGGTTGACGGAGATTAGTTATTCAGAACACTTTAGCGATGATGCTGTATATGAGCCCTTTAAACACACATTGGTTATGGAAGAGATGCAGAAAATAGTGCGCCATCAATCAATGTACAAGCGAGCGGATTTTCAAAGGGGATTGGTCAGGCTTACACCAATGGGAAAGACATTTGTAAGGGTTTGTTTCACCTCCTAAAAAATCCAGCCCTTCCGGTTCAAAGTCCGGACTATGGGACAGGTGTTGTGGTAGAATGGGTTTATGGGTTGGGGGATATAAGTCTCTTGAAAGCTTCGTTGAACTCGGCTTCGGCCTTTTTGGGCGAATAGTGCCCATTCAATACCTGGGAAACATACTTGGGGTTCTTTCCCATTTCGGACGCCAACTGCTTTGCGGTAACGCCCGCGTTGTGCATTCGTCCAACAAGTTCGCCCGTCCATTGTGCAGGCATACAAATCTAACCTCTCTTTCTACTAAAACTTGACTTTGGTTAGATTTTGCGATAAGATAAAAGCGCCAACAAATATCAGCGCAAAAATCTTTCCAAAGCCAACAGACTGTGGGGCTTTCTATGCCTTACTAGATTCAATCTGTGTCACTATAATATCTGAATTTAGTTAGAAAGTCAAGCATAAAATCTGAATTTGGTTAGTTTTGAGCGCTCTGTACAAAAAGGAGCGTCGGAAATTGTGTTTTATGACATGTATGCTGCTCTTTGCAAAAGCAAAGGCATAAGTCTTAGCCGTGCGGCAGACGAAATTGGGCTGAGCAATTCAACTGTGACCAAGTGGAAAAAGACCGGGGCTACACCTTCGGGCGATACCCTTACCAAAGTAGCAGCGTATTTCGGGGTATCTGTGGACGATTTGATCAGTGATGCCCAGACAGAGGTTGGTATGCAGGACCAGCTGATTGCCTTTTATGGCAAGGTAAAAGACCATTTGACGGAAGATGACATTGACGACATTATGGCGTCCATGCGCGTGAAGGCAGAACGGAACAAACGAAAAGGAACCGGAGGTTAAACAGGATGAACACGTCTGTCGGTGCAATGTATAATGACCTGCAGGGGCTTGGCGTGGATGTGGCCGAATTGAAGCTCAAAGCCAACACAGCCATTGCTTTTATGGATAATTTTCTGGTCATTGACCGTTCGCGCTGTAAGACGACTGCTAAAGAGCGGACCGTGCTAGCTCATGAGGCGGGGCACTATCTGAGTGGGGCGTTCTACTTGGCGTACAGTCCATACGAGATCAAAGAACAGGCTGAAAACAGGGCGTTTGCGGCTTCGGTTGAAAAGTACCTGCCGGTGTCTGAGCTGCGCCAGGCTATGGCCCGTGGATTTACTGAGCCATGGCAGCTGGCGGAGTATTTCAGCTTTGACGAAGATTATATAAAAAAAGCCCTGCACTATTGGACAGAGTGCAGGGGAGTAGACTTTAATCAAACAATATAAAAAGGAGCCGTTTTTATGAATGCTTTAACGGGATGCCTGGGATTTTTCCTCATTCTTATACTGCTGGTTTATGCTTGGCCGTTATTGCTGATTCTGGCCTTGATTGTGCTTGTGTATCAAATCTACGCGGTGATCTATTTTAAGGGTGAAAAATTCAGTGCCATAAAAGAAAAAATTCAGAACCACATTAGGGACTGCAACGATCTGAACGACCATATTGAGGAACTGAAGAACACAGCCCTTGTGGTAAACCGTATCGACTACGGCGAGGCGGCCTATCACGACAACAGTCGCTGGAATGTCAAACGTGATGCACTGAAAAAGCGGGTCTATGCACCCTATATTTACGAGTGTTCCCGCACCGTTTGCGATAACGCACGGAAAGAACCTTTCAAGTACATCTGCAAATATTTCGGTATCAAGGCTGACGAGGAAACCCTTGGAAAATTTGAAACAGCTTTGAATGATTTCTCCGCAGCAGAAGATGGCAAGGTTGCCTTAAAAGCTGAGCGGGCGGCAATTCTGGAGAGCATTTCTGCAGATATTCCTTGGGCCATCAAAAAGTTCAGCCAGAAGAAGCTGGAAAAGAATCTCGGATTTGAGGAAGTAGACTTCAGCACCCTGTACTTTCCGAAATATGAGTTTAAGTATACCAGCGCGGGCGGAAATACGGGTACGACCTACGACATCGTTATGGATATTGACAATCTGAACCGCTTTGTTGTCTATTTGTCCGAGAAGATCAAGTTCAGCAAGAGCGTGGCCGGTCAGCGGGCGCTTATGACCAGCAAGCTGCGCCAACATATCAAGGAACGCGATCACTATACTTGCAGACACTGCGGCGTATCTACTGCGGACGAGCCGCACCTGTTGCTGGAAATCGACCACATTGTGCCGGTATCCAAGGGGGGCTTGACGACCGAGGACAATCTGCAAACGCTTTGTTGGCGATGCAACCGGAGTAAGAGTAATAAAACGGTATAAATAAAAAAAGCCCCCGGTGCGCCAACACCGAGAGCGTTTTCATAGATCAGCTTGCCCACAAAAGTGGATACAATCGACCCGACAATCGTATTGTACCACCTTGCGGGCAGGATTGCAAACCCAAAAGGTGATACCATGAAAAAGAAACAAACCGGTGCCCGCCATGGCCGGGCGGCGATTTACGCCCGGTATTCGTCCCATAACCAGCGGGAAGCATCCATTGAACAGCAGGTCAAAGCCTGCCGGGAACTGGCCGTGCGGCTGGGGTTGGATGTGGTGGAAACTTACGAGGATAAAGCCATCAGCGGCAAATCCGACCGCCGCCCCAGCTTTCAGCGCCTGCTGCGGGATGCGGAAAAAGGTTATTTTGACTGCGTACTGGCGTGGAAGTCCAACCGTATGGGCCGCAATATGCTGCAGGCCATGACCAATGAAGCCCGCCTGAAAGACTGGGGCGTAAGGACCTTTTACGCGGAGGAAGATTTTGACGATACCGCTGCCGGCCGCTTTGCGTTGCGCAATATGATGAACGTCAACCAGTTCTACAGCGAGAATATGGCAGAGGACATCACCCGCGGCATGATGGATAATGCCAGCAAGTGCCTGAGCAACGGCGCGCTGCCATTGGGGTACAAGGCAGGGGAGAATGGCCGCATTGTGCTGGATAAGGCGCAGGCTGCCGTGGTTCAGGAAATTTACACGCGGGTGGCCTGCCGGGAGCCTTTTGTGGATATTGCGGCGGACCTGAACCGGCGCGGCATCAAAACCAAGCGCGGCGGCCCGTGGACCAAAAGCAGCTTTTATACGATCTGCCGCAATGAGCGCTACCGCGGCATTTATATTTACGATGACGTCCGGGTGGAAGGCGGCGTTCCGCGTATTGTTTCGGACGGCCTGTTTTATCGTGTGCAGGAGGTGCTGAAAGTGAAAAAGACCCCACAATCCGCCCGGCATCATACCGGGGCAGAGGATTACCTGTTGACAGGCAAGCTGTTCTGCGGCAAATGCGGCAGACCCATGACGGGCGTTTCCGGCACCAGCCGCTCCGGCGAAATGCACTACTATTACACCTGCCAAAAGCGCCGCCGGGAACACGCCTGTGATAAAAAGAACGTGATCCGCGAGCAGATCGAGAAGAGTGTGGCACAGGCCATCAAGCAGTATATGCTGACGGACGAGATGATCCAGCACATGGCCGATGCAACCATGGCCTACAATGCCCGCCAGGAAAAAGACCTGCACCTGCAGGACCTGCAAGGCCAGCTGGCCGCGGTCAAAACCTCCGCAGCCAACCTGCTCAAAGCCATTGAGATGGGGGTCATCACCGAAACCACCAAGGCCCGCATGGTGGAGCTGGAACAGGAACAGGGGCGGTTGAACGCCCAGATTGAAAACGCCCGCGCCGAACTGGTACCCATTACACGGGATAATTTTGTTTCACTGCTGCACATCTACCGGGATGGTGACATCAATGACAGCAAGTACCTGGCAAGCCTGTTTGAAACGTTCCTGGTGCGGGTAGATCTGTACGATGATCACTTCCTGATTTGGTTCAATCCCCTCGGCCAAAAGACCCCGGCTGATATCCCGATCACAAGCATAGAAAACGGGGATGTAGATGAATTTTTTGACGAATGTAGGAGTGAAAATGTGTTCGATTGGGGTGGGAAATGGTCCACCAAAATAAAAGCACCCGCCGTACCCCGGCGGGTGTTTTTGTTTTGGTGCTCCGTGAGCTGCTGAGGAGTCGAACAGGGCGGCAGTACCGCAGTACCAGCCCGATGGCCGATGCGGAACGCGGATGCCGTGCGTTCGTCATCCTCGGCGGAATCACTCTCATGATACCAGTGGTTTGCCCGGTGTTTGAATGCCCTGCGAACAGCCCGCCTGCCCCTTATACAGGGCAGGCATAAAAAACCACGGTGCGTGTGCATCGTGGTTTCAACAAATGTTGGTGCGGTCTTTACGGCACAATTTCAATGCTGGGCAAAACGTCCGTGTAAAAGCACAGCCGGTACTGGTGCGGGCAGATGTAATTCACCTTGAACCGTTCCGGGCTGGTCAACACGGTCAAAATGGCAAGCATCAGGACAAGCAGATTCTTCATTGTATCCTCCTAAAAATGGGCATGAAAAAACCACGGTGCGTGTGCATCGTGGTTGAATCGTTAAGGGCTATTCGGGAAGTTCGCCCAATCGTTTCAGAATGTTGTAGCATCCACGGGCAGCCAGTTGGGCAGGAGGAATGTCTCCATCAAGCGCAACCCAACCGTCCGGCACGGTATACTTTGGGTCAATAGGGTTCTCTTGAAGGAACTTTTTCATTTCTTCAATTTTCTCTGGCGTAATAGTGAATGCCATAATTCTGAACCTCTTTGAAATAAGTATTCAATGTATCATAAACGGCGGCTTTGGTTGTCGCTTTGTTCATGTCAAACATCAACAGGGAAGTCAGGTTTTCCAAAGTTGTTTCATCGGTATTGTTAGTTCTTTCAATCGCGTAAAGGGAACCATCATTGCCAACGGCGGTCAGAATGCGGATGGTTTTGTTTTTAGAGAATGCGTCCAAATCATCAGGTGAAAATGTCAGCCCGCTTGGGTGCGAGTGCATTACAATGCAGTCAACATTTGGAACCTTGATCTTTACAGGCGTTCCCGGTTCAGAACTTTCCTTGTAACCGCCCAGCGGCTGCATATCCAGCCCATAGCAGCGGGCCTTTTCTATCCCAAGCGGAACTTTTCGGGCTTCCAACAGCAGCTTTTTGTGGGCGTTGGCAAGGGCACGGCTGCCCGCGGCGTCCAGCGTCTCACAGGCAAATGGCTGAATGTGCTGAATGCTCTGGATGGTA